TTAAATCTTGTTAATTCCAGCCTCGGCTTTTTTGGCCGAGAAATACTTCCGTTCTGCAACTTCTCCTTTTTTACCAATATTGAAAGATGAGATGGGACGATGGTAGCCCATCACACGAGTCCAGACTTCACACCTGGTCCGCTCCGCATTATCTATCCGGACGTCCTTCTCCATTTTCTCCTCCATTGTTATTTGTGGTTTTCTGCACAGAATTTAATAGCTCTGTCAGCTCGTTCGACAACCTCTTTATATCGGACCGCCAGGCTGAGACATCGATTACGCTGTCGATCGGAGTCATTTTGGGCTCGTCTTTCAATGATAGTGAGCTGGCTGCGCATCCGCTCAAGCTCATCGCGACTAGTAGACTCAATGCGCCGAAGCTCAGCCAACGCCGTTGCATCGTTATTTTGTCGAACCTTAAATTGAGCGACCGTTGCGTTAAGGTTTGAAATTTCAACACGGGCATTTTTAAGCTCCTCTGAATCTTGCCCTTGATTAAATCCTATTAGATAGGCAATAAAAAGGGCAGCCGTAGCTGCTCCTAATTTCAGAATTCGTAACCAGTTCATTGACCATTCCACCTCCTATTCGGTCCCAAATCAACATGGACAAAAGACGGATAAAAACCAACTCCGCCTTGGCAACGGCGATTAGCAATGATCTTTAACCGGCCAAGGGCAGATTTCCACTTTTCCGGATCCCGGTACCTCTTAGGTCTAATATCTGCTGCCTGTCCTCTGACGTGATAGGAGTTCGGAACTCCCCCAACTTTCTTATTATGTTCTGGTGACCTGTAGCCGGAATTGATATAAATCGGCTCGCCGAAATCAGCCCGGATTTCTTCCAATAACGAATAAAGACCCGGATCGACGACCTCGGGCCACGGGCTCGGTTTACCGTCCCCAGATTCAAATTCGGACGGCTTAAAGTGCTCGCTCATTTTTTACTTCTCCAGGCAATTTTGAGGTGATTTTCTTCTCGTGTTCTTCTTTAACGAGCTCAAGCATGTCTCTGATCCTTTGAGGAATAATTGAACCAAAACCTGCTTTTTCAACGTTTTCAAGAATGGATATGAGCTCATTCAATGAAAGGGACCCGATCGCCCATGCACCGATCCAAGGCTCCTGCAAAATTTGGTCTATTCCATGAAAGCCAATGGCTACTAATAGAATTACAAATTTTCTGATCAGACCTTTTAGTCCAACTCGGCTCGACCATGTTCCTGTCCTGGCGGCAGCAACCATTCCAGTCAGGTAATCAGCTACAACAAAGGCAAACAGCCAATAAAAAAGATTTTTATGCTCCCCCATTAGGGTGCTAACAAGCCCTGTAAAACCTCCGGCAATTAGCAAGACGGCATTCTTAAGCACCCCAGGATCTAAACTTCCTAGCCTTTCCAACAATTGGTTCCACATAGGATGCTCCTATGCTTGCAGGACTGTGTACTGAGGCTCCTCCGGCCATGCAACATTTTCCGGGAATCCCTCTTGTCCGGGCACATCCCTCAATGCCTGGCGGTAGGCCTTGATTTTGGCGAGGTCTGCATCGGAGATTGGATAGTCTCCTGAAACTAAAAAGTCGGTTTGAGAAAGCAAGTAGTCTCGTTTAGAACGAACGGCTGCGGCTGCCCGCTCTTTTAATTCTTCAGGAGTTGGCTCGGGGATAGCTTCGAGCTTAGTTGCGATTTTCTTGCCAGAATCATCATTGACGGAAACCTCTCGATAATGCTCCGGATCATTCTGCGCAAACTGGCTCAGCAATTTTCTCAGCTCATTATTTCGCTTGGTGCGGGATTCGTGAGGAATATTCAATGCTAAAAAGTCCTCAGCCGTCGACGGGTAAGGAATTTTGTCCCATCCGGACTCCGGGTTCCCAGGATCTGTAATTTTGCAGAAAAAACCATCCTCATCATTCGGATCGACGTTTGTAGAACGCGGCGGCATCAGCCAGGAGCTTTTATTTCGGGGATTCAATTGCGCAATATGCGTCCCACAATAGAAACCGTCTTCGTCGTAGACGAAAACTGTTTTCATTGTTTTCAATTTTTCAATATTTGCCATGTTGAACTCCAAACAAATCAAGGCGCTAAAGCCTAAAAAGCGGCGCTATCAAATAACAGATCAATCCGGACTAGCGCTCCGAGTCCAGATTTCTGGTGTTAAAAGTTGGGTTGCCAGGATTCCCCAGAACGGCAGGGTCCTCGACATTACTTTGGGCCACTGGCCAGAGATTTCCTTAATGCAGGCGCGCTCCCTAGCGCGCAGGAAAAGACGGGAGCTTGAACTTGAGCCCTCCGGTTCTTACACCTTGAGGGATGCGTTCAAATTTTGGTGCTCGAAAAAGAAAAACAGAATCGCCAGCTATCGCGACGAAAAATTACGCTTGGAGAAGTACGTGATCTCAAAGCTCGGTTCCCGACAGCTCGATTCAATTACTCCTCCCGTCCTTATTAAGTTGCTTGAGCCAGTCGAGGCTGCGGGCAAACTTTCCACGGTCAAACGACTTTTAATGCGCGTCCGGGAAATTTATGACCTAGCCGTTAATGCCGGATTCATTCAAGCGAATCCGCTCTCCAAAATTACGAAGGTTTTTCCAGTGCCGGAGGTGAGGCACATGCCCGCGCCTGACTGGAAAGAGCTTCCCATCGTAATCAGCCAGATCGAGGCACTGGCACCTCCCAAATACAAATGTTTGTTTTACTTCTCCCTGGCAACTTTGCTCCGTCCAGGTGAAGTTGTTTCAGTGCGGATTGACTGGATTTCCGAAGAAGCAATCACAATACCGGCAGAATTTATGAAAATGAAAAGGATCCACCGGATTCCCTTGACTCCCTACCTCATTTCGCTAATTAACGAAGCCAAAACTATCCGGAAAAACAAGAGAAGTCCTTTCCTTTTCCCAGCCTCCAATAAAAATCAGCACATCTCCGGGCAAGCGATGGCCAAATGGCTTCACGAACAACCGGAATTTAGAAATAGGCTAGTAGCCCATGGACTGCGCTCTATTGGCCGGAGCTGGTTCGCCGATAACGATGTGACTTTTGAAGTCGCCGAGGCGTGTTTAGCTCACTTAGTTGGCTCGCAAGTCGTGCGAGCATATCAACGAACCGATTTTTTCACGCCGAGGCAAAAAGTCATGCTGAGCTGGCACGCCTACATCGAGACATGTGCCCGATGTGCTCGGGTTTTAAGCCAAAAGCCCGCAGAATCGGAGGCTCCGGATTAAAAAACCGTCATTTTTAGGCTGTGCCAGGCACAGTAGAAAAGTTGAGCTCCGCCGATAATCGGCGGGGCCTGTAGCAATCTCTGGAAAATTCCCGAATATTACGGGTTATTCAAATATTGCGGGGTACTACGATCTTGCGACTGCTTCCGGTGGTGCTCTTAGCGCCTGTTCTCGATGGACATTCTCTATTGCGCGAGAACCGGGAACAGCCGGAGGAATCATTAACATCGATGCTTCAGGATCGAACCCGATTTATGGGGCGTCAACGACAAATCAACCCGCAGCAATCCGATTTTTATGCTTGATACGCTCGTATTAAACACAGTCCACGCATTGAGGATGTTTGTACTGTGGTCGAAGCTCCGTACAGACTTGAGTTTCTCGAAGCATCGATGCTCATAATCTGAATTAGCTCGTTAAGGCTTGTATTAACCGCCGCAGGAGAATCTTTAGGGGTCGATGGGGTTTGAGTTACACACCCGTTAGCACCGCCATAATCGCACGTGTTTCGGAGACTAAAAACGCCTGACATATTCGGGAATTCTCAGAAACCGCGATTTGCTAGAATGAAAAAACCAAACTCGGTAGAGCATGACGAGAATGGAATTGGGGAGTTGCTGGTTACCTCTCCGATCTGTGCAGAAACCAAGCAAAACGGCTCTCGGATTGCACTCCGGAGCCGCCTTAAAGGATGAGATCATGCTTAGGTTTAAATCTCATGCCTCTAGTATAGCAAAGCGTGGCAAACGATGGTTGCTTAAATTGGTCATCGCGTTGATTCTGCTGATAATATGCTAGGCACTTAGGTAAAGAGCCCCAAGGCGAAAGCTGCGGGGCTCAAGTGTTTCTAACCGAATATCTTGAGCAGTGGTCGAGGGTTTGACGATCAATTCGACATATCTCAGTACGGTTTCCATGATCTGACTGGGGCAATGTTTATTTCAAGAATAGGCCCTAGAAAATATGACCGCGCAATGTACGAAAGTAATACAAGCGGATCGCTTGCTTGGGCGTTTGATGCCTCTAGAAACTCTGCCGTTTATGGCGCGTCCGGAACAAACCAACCTGCCTCTGTTCGATCCTTATGCCTGATACGCTCTCACTAAACATAGGGTGCGGATGGAAGCGGTTTGAACCGTTTCACTCAGTCCATAAATCGGCGAAGAACGACTCGCTATAAAGTCTGGCCTGCTCCAAGCGTACGATTGCGCCGGATTGGGATTGTCAGTGCTGATCCCTGTATTAAAATCCTCCCCATCCTGGCTAAAACAGCCTGTAGAGGGAGCGGCCTTTTTGAATTTAATTCCCGATACGGTTCCGAGAATATTCGGTAAGCCCGCTTGGACATACTGTCCAATTTCAGAAAGCACCGTGGTGCCTTCGAAAAATCTATGATGAGTGTCCGGAAGTTTGAATGTGCTGGAAGAATCGCTTCCCCAGCGATCGCCAATTGCTGCGAAAAGTTCCGGATACTCGGTTCTGCTTAGGCTTGCGCCATTACAGAGTAGAAAACCTTCTGGAACTTCACCACCGGCATACGGCAACATTGTTCCAATCGGCACAGCGGCCAAACTCGCAGCCGCGATTTCAGCTCGTAGGAGTGTTTTAAGAGAATCAATTGCGCTGGCAACATAATTTTTGACGAAGTTCCAAACACCCATCGGGGTGCATGCTTTTGTGGTGTCGGTTCCTGCAGTAATTTCTGCCAGGGATGCGAGCTTTACGACGCCAGCGGTTGTCGTAGTCGCAGGAGGATTAAAGAAATTTGTGCCTCCAGAAACGGTTACTCCACCCGTTCCGCCCTGCAAAACTAAGTCAAGAGAAAGTAGTGCTTGGGAACCAGCTGCTTTTTGCAAAATTGAGCCAACTGGCTGCGAGCTCAAGGCAAAAAGAGTCCCGTCTTCAAGATAAACGCCAACCTCATTTGCCGTATAGGCATCAGCGGACGCGTCTGTCATCGTGACATGGATAACGTTATCGCCAACCGCTCCGCCGGATAACGCAGTAATTTCTTTAAATTTCGACTGCAGGGCCGTTTTATCTGCAGTCGGCGTGTAATTTCCGGTTCCTAAACCGAATTTGGCAATTTTTACGGGAAGGGTGCCGTTCTGCTCGGCATTTAAGAGCGCGGCAAGGCCTGCCGACGTTACAACAACGCTAGGCATAGTTTTCTCCTAAATTTTGAGTGGATTAAATGTGTGTGTAAGAAACTGGACGGATAAGGCCCGTGACGGATAAAGCCTCAGAAAGAGGCGGCGGCTCGCATGTGCAACGCGAAAATGTTGCCGAGCGCAGTGTCCCGGAAACGGAAACCTGCCCAAGCAACGATTGAACTAATTTGAATGTGTAGTGAGAACGAACGGGTTTGGCCTCATTCAGCAGTCGGAAAAAATCCTCCTGGGCGTCCCCAGGCAGACCTCCGGAAATCTGACTGATCGAGGCAATGACCTCGAATGTGTGCGGCGTTCCTTTTGGAGTTTTCTGCCACCATTCTGTAATTGACACAGCGGAACCGAGAGACTCCAACACTTTTTTGACGGCACTCAGGGTCCCCATTCGGCATTTTTGAGCGACCACTGTTTTTGCAATTAGCCGTTTCTGGCTTAGTGGCCAAGAATCTCGCCATGTCGTCAAGTCAAAGCAATATGCCAAATGATCCAGCTGCGTGCTGGTGAGCTTGTCCACATTCGCGTAAATTGCGCCCACATACAAAGACCCGGCAACTGATTTCAGTTCCGGGTCTATTGCTGTCGCAGAGTTTTGAACTTGTCGGTCCTCAGAAATACTTGATGGGAGTAGGTCACTGAGGACGACATCATCGATTTTTTTCATTAGCCATCCTCCAAACCTTTAAAGGTGACCGTAACTGAAGAGCATTGAGCGACTTCGCTCTTCGTTAATGTTTTAAACACGGGCGTAAGGGTCGAATGAACAACGCGGCCAGCCCCTGCATCGCGGACACGTTTAATCAATTCGTCCGGGTTAATGTCACGACCGATTTTTGACTGCTGCCACGCGACGAAATCATTCACGGCTGCCTGAACTGCTGTCTTGATCGAATCGAGCTTTACAGCGTCAGAGTTGAGCACGTAATAATCCACATTGACGCTGTATGAATAGGCTGTTGGAGCTAAGGCATGAACTTCATCCGTGAGGGGACGGACTTCTTCGCTGGCCAGATAGTTCTCGACTTCATTCAAAAATGCAGCTTTAGGCAACTCCCCGCCAGTGAGCAATGTATAAACGTTGACAACGCCCGGCGTCGGAGAATCAATCGCGACATCAATGATTGCCGGAGAAACCGAGAACGTATGGAATATGTAGGCTTTTTCAGGGCCGGCCACAGAGAATGAGTTCGGCCTAAGCCTTAACCGTTCTGCATAACTCTCATCATCTTCTTCATCCGATCCTCCGGATGATTCGGACGTATTGACGGCCCTGGCCAGGAACGCCAGCGGGCTGACAATAGTTGAAATCTGTCCGGCTAAATATCCATTGCCTACTGTCCCGGCCTCCAAACACTGCGCCTGCGCTGTTGCCTGCAAGGAGCCTGCAGCAATCGTTGTTTGTGAAATAGTTTCAAACGTGACATCTCCGTTTGTTACCTGAAATCCTGCCGGAATAACAAAGGCGGATGCCAATGCCTGGGACAGCGTAAATTGAATTTCAGTAACGGCATGGGACGCGGGCTGGCGGCCACAATCGAGAAACACGCCGAGCGCATCCAAGTATTGATTTTGTGCGTAACTCAAAAGGTTCTGCTGCGCTCCGTGGTTGAAAACCTGCCTGAGCTGGATGATTTCGGAAGCAATCGTCAATAGAAATTGCCGAACAGGATCGCCCATAGCAAGAGACCGCCCGGAGGCGGTCTCATAGCGATTAATGATTGAGGCTTTAATTTTGTCCGGATCGGTCTCGACAAAATTGACGTCCGGAAGCCCCCATCGGGGGAATGTTTCACTCATATCATTCCTCTATCTCAATTTTGATTTTTGGTTTAGTAATGCCCTGAACGACGTCCGCATCATCTAAATATTCAATACTCAGAAAACGAGCCCGGGGCTCGTAGCGAGCCAGAGCACGAATCACTTCAGATTGAAATAGGGCTTGCGCAATTGAAATCGGGCGGTCCAACATATCCACTGACATCCCGAAATCCCTATCAAGAGGGACCGTGCCAATAATCGTCGAGCAAATTGTTCTGACGTTCTGGATTACTTCTTCAATTACGGACTCCGGAGCAAAGTTGATTGCCGTTTGCTCAAATAAATCGATCGAGAATGCTGTCACATCCTACCTCCGAAAATGAAATAGAAACTTCCGCAACAATGCAAGCACCTCCCTTACCGAAATATTTGTGCTGCACATCGTATTTATCGATGACCATCATGCCTACATAGGCGCCTCCAATGATTAGAGGAAGAGCCAAATGCTGATCGATCAATTTTTCTAATGACAGCAATCCTTCCATAGGAGAAATTCCTCGGGAAGCGTCAAAACGCAAAGTGAAAGAAACTCCCATGGGAGAAAATCCCAGAAATTCTTTAATCGTTTTGCCGAGGTAAACGGCGTGCTCGGCCCATCGAACCTGTTTAGACGTCTTCAGATCTTTGTAGTTAAAAATCGCATCTTCGGAACAATAAAAAGGCATGGGACCATAACAACCCAAAACATTAGGCATAACCACTCCTATTAAGAATTAAAGTCCGGAGCGGTAACCGGGCCCTGGAAAGATCCTGTACCTGTGACGCTCAAATTCCCAGCAACCGAGACGTTGCCGGTAAAGGTCAAATCCTGCGAGGCAATCGTGGCGTTGCTGCCGGTCAATTTCATCGTGGTGCCTCCAACAGTGAGCTGAAGGACCGGTGTTTCGATGGCGACCTGAGCCGCGCCTTCTATTTTTACGTTAGCAGCAGACTTGATCGATACCAGTTGAGAAGTCTCGACCGAGACATGATTTTTCTGCAGTTCAATTTTTGTTGTCCCAATGGAGCACTCAAAAATTGATCCGGATCGATCAAACTTGAAGTAGGAGCCGTCAGCAAATTTCACCATCCGGACGTCCGTTGAATTATTCGGAGGCTCAATTTCTCCGGCATAAATCGATCCGATAATGTAACCGTCTTCCATGCCAGCAGATCCGAAAAAGCAAAGCACGTCTTCACCGATATCAGGCAAATGAAAGTCTTTGTTTTCCATTGAATTAAAAACGACGATCGGCAGGGGATCACTGACAATTGAATCGTCATCGTCAAAGACAACCCGAGCCTTATGATCAGCCGGCAAAACTTCGACGACCTCTCCGAGTTTGAGAACGGCCATGTTTCGATCATCCTGATCAGTATCAAAAATCATGTTTTCACTCTGTGTAGATTCAACGATGTGGTGTATCCGCTGCCCAAGGAATGCGTCACGTCATCGATATAAAAATTACCGTCAAAGGATCCGAATCCCGTCAACCGAACAACTTCTCCGGCACAAAACAAAGGGTTCCCGACTAGCGAAATATCTGCAGTAATGCTTTTTGCATTGAGCTCACGGAGCTTGGCTTCAGCCAGACGTTTTGCCTCCGAGACGGAAGCAGCACGCTTTTTCCACTGATATTCCTGCGCAGAGTCATCGGCGTCCGGATTCGTGGCTGTGTACTCCATGACAGCCGGATTTGCCTTTTTTTTGTTGATTAAGCGGCCATGCTCATCAAACATCCCCGATCGAGCGGCGACAGCGACCTTGGTTGGGCGTCCGTATTTGTCAAACATCTCGCCACCAGCCGAATTCTTCTTTTTAACTTTTGGATTCCTGTAGCTAACAGTCACGCTTCGATAAGTTTCACTGTGGGACTGCGAAAAACGGAACGAGAGGAGCTCGGCCTGGCCGACTGCGATCGTCGCAACCGGGTCTTTCTTTTCGTACTTTTCCTTGCTGAAAACGACCAATTGAGTATCGGTAACTTTTACCGACAGACCGTTTTCGGAACAAAGGCGGGACAAAAATTTCAAATCGCTCTCTCGACTTTGGTCCTGGCGATCAAACACGGGATCATCATCGGAATCAAAGAACAATTCCAGATTGGCTGCGTCCGCAATTTTCTTTGCAATCGCGGAAATATTCTGTTTTTCCCATGCCCGCGACTTCACTAGGCGACGTATCGATTTGTTTAGAGGAATCGAAACTGCCCGGATCGAAACGGTGCTGGGAGGTCCGGAGAAGTCGATTGAATCAACGAAAAAGGTCCCGCAAAACAGCTCAGGACCTTTAACCAGTGGCGTTCCGGTCGCAATGTATGCCTGCAGCACCATTCCTCCGTCCGGAGACCAGCTTCCAGCCCATTTTCCAGTCTCATCCTTCAATGAAATACTGATTTCGTCAGCCTCATCTCCATCCTTGTCGTGATAGGAAAACGAGAGAAGGTCCGGATTGATGTATCCGGACATATTTTCTTTGTCGGGGCCCCAAAGGACCCGCAAATAGGCCTGCCGAGGCTGAAAATCGGACATTTTTATCTCCTTTTCCACGGCGGAAGGCCGGTCAGGACATCGGCCGGAACCTCAATTTCAGGCGTTTTCACCTGAACTCCTGCAGGAAAAATCACGATTTCAGAGAGCTCCGGATTTTCCTGCATCAGACGGGTCATGTATTTTTCAGTTCCGTAGACCTTTTTGCTGATAATGTCCCACGTATCTCCCTGGACAGTTTTGTACATATCAACCTCAGTAAGCTAAACGGCGTTGATCAGCCCAAAGGCGCTCCAGCTCGCGTTTCAGATTGAATGCTGCCGCAGAGGCAGCCTGCTGAATATCCGCACCCGGGTTGCCGGAACCGTTAACACTAATATTCAAGTTCACATTGACCGAAGGAGCGGCAGGCTCTGGGGAAAGCATTGCGTTTAATCGAGAAAGCGGTAAAACGGCCTCAGGCTCAGAGCCTTCGCCGATTTGCGCAATCGTTGATCGGGTAGCCACGCCCCCGGAGGCCAGGGCTGGGATGGGATTCAACTGGAACCCGAGAGATTCTCCGCCAACGCCCGGGACCCAGGACGGAATCGTGACGTTGGCATATTCGTTGATCTTTTCAATGACAACGTTAAACATTCCAATTAGAGCATTAATGGGCTTTTTGGCTGCAGCCATAGCTGTCTGAAACACGTTCCCCATAAATGTCCCTAGGCCTGAGAATGCATTTTTAATACCCTCCCAAGTATCGGCAGCCATCTCTTTTACAGATTCCCAGTTTTGGTAAAGAAGGACCCCTGCTGCGATTGCTGTACCAATGGCAACCACGACGGCCCCGATAGGATTAGCGGATAACACCAAATTAAAGGCAGCCATCGCAATTTGAGCCGCTCCGATCGCCGACTTGAATAAGCCAAAGATAAAACATCCCGTCTTAAACAAAGTGAAGGCAGGCAATGCTGCGGTTGCGAATGCTCCGATGCCGCCGGCCAGAGCACCGAAAGCGGCAACGAGCGTTGGGTGTTCATTTACAAAATCCGTTAACCAAGTCATTGCGCTGGTGCCAACCTGCGTTAATTTTCTCAACGCCGGCTCCAAAGTTTCATAAAAAGCAATCGTCAAACCTTCGACCGCACTTGTGAACGCCTTGTAATCTCCAATTAGATTATTGTTTTGATCAGCAGCGACCTGTTGCGCTGTTCCGGTTTTCTTAACGGCTTCAGTGAACTCTTGCAGAGCTCCTTTTCCAGCTTGTTCCATTAGAACAAACGCACCAGACATCGCCTCTGTTTCAAAAATAGCCTTTGTATAAGCGGCCCTCTGAGCCTCCGGCATTTTTGCCATCGCCTTGTTCAAATCGGCCAGAATCTCAGGAATCTTTCTCATGTTTCCGGCAGCGTCAGTAGTCTTAACTCCTAATGCATCTAGAGCCTGGGCGCCTTGTGTACTCGGAGCTGACAGGCGAAGCATTACAGCTCTAAGTGTTGTGCCAGCCATAGATCCCTGAATACCCGCATCCCCTAATTTGCCAGCCATCGCTGCCGCCTCTTCTAGTGAGACACCCAAAGACTTGGCTACAGGAGCTGCAAACTTCATTGTTTCTCCGAGCATGGACAAATTAGTATTGGATTTGGTAAACGTATTGGTTAAGACGTCTCCAACCCGCCCCATTTCAGAGGCGTCCAATCCCATTCCGGTCAAAATATTTGAGCCGATGTCCGCAGCAGAGCCTAAGTCGATGCCTCCGGCAGACGCAAGATCGAGCATTCCCGGCATGGACTTGAGAATCTGATCTTTCGAGAAACCAGCCATGGCAAGGAATTGCTGACCCTCTGCTGCCTGGGAAGAGGACCATACAGTAGATTTGCCCAGCGCCTTAGCTTGTTCCCGGAGAGCAAGAAGATCTTCGCCGGATGCTCCGGAAACTGCACCGACACGGGCCATCGCGGCATCGAAATTAGCGCCTGTTTTCACAGCCCCCGCCATTTGTGAGAACATGGCGATGCCAGTCGTTGCTGCATAACCTTTGCTTGAATTGATGAGATTCATTCCAGAATCCATCTTAGATTTGCCTTTTTCGGCATATCTCATGCGTTTTTGAAGGGCCGTCTGCTTTTTGATCAAGGTGTCAAAAGAGGCGCCAGCAGTTTTCGTCTCATTTTCAAGTTTGGCCAGAGCATTCTTCTGAGCTATCCAGGCATTCTTGGCCTTAAGAGACGCGGACTCCATTCGATTAAATTCGGCCACTAAAGACTTACTTGGGTTTGACATTCCAAGCAGAGTTCTTTTCATCTGTTCGGCAGATTTAGCCGCCCAAGCCCATTCATTTCGAGCTTTTTCCGTAGCTTCTCTTTGCTTCAGAACGGAACTTATATCTGAGTTTGCCTTCTGAAGATTTTTAACGGCCTTTTCTAGGTTTGTTGTCTTTTGTGTCGCTTTATTCATTACCGTTGCAAACTGGGCTTGCAATGCGGCTCCGACAACAAAAGCCATCTCGAATGTTTTAGATACCGACATGGTGTTATCCAAAGAAAAAGCCGCACGAAGGCGGCTTTCTTATATCGAATGAAAAATTATGTTTGGTCATCTTTTAGCTCAGGAAGCCTCCAAATGTGCTTTCTGAACCAATTGATAGAAGTTGTTTTCACAACGAAAGTGACCAGGCAAATTTCAAAAATGACAAAGTAAATCAGATCGCGATAAAGAGGAGTTTCAATTTCTTGAACTGCCTCGTAACCGATCAGAATTACAAGATAAGGGACTAGGAAAAGAAGGGGCAAGCCTAAGATAAGCATGGCTGCGCACCATATCTTTCCGACTATCGAGTGAAGAAAATCGTCTATTAATGACATATCGGCCCCCTTTCCTTTAATTATAGGGGTTACCTAGGTTTCTTGAAAGCCTTTTCTTCAAGTTTTCGAACCTTTTCTAACTCAGAAAGGAGGATCTTAGACCATTCCAATAAGTCCCTTATCGGCATGTTGTACCAGTCCAAGAAAGAAAGTTTGCAATCGGTTAACGATAGCCGAACGCAAAGGCGCTTTAAGTCTTGGACCGGGTGTTTACTGCTTAAGCCTAATTGTCGAAAAAAGGGGAAACCATTCCGGAAAGTTTTAACCAATCTCGGGCCGGAAGGTTCGTGAAAAACTCGACGGGCAGCTTAGTTGCTTTTGCCGCTAAAAACTTCCAACTGGCTGCCGTCGGAATTCTCTGACCCGTCCTGGTTAAATCTTCCACTTGAAGCATGGCAGATTCAATGTCCGAACCTTTAAGGCCGTCAAGATCCAGTTCGATTTCGGAATATTCCTTATCTTCGAATTTATAAGGTTTGGAAAATTTATATTTCATTTTTTTTATCCTAATCCTAATGCTTTACGCACATCGCCGAGTTGATCGTTTCCTTGAACTTTGAAGATCATGTTGAGCTTGTCAATTTCAACCTGCTCCTCATCGTCGACAAAAACGCGCAAGTAGGTAGTTTCAACAACTGTGGTTTGTTCCGATTTGGCATTGACCTCCGCGCTGCCAAGAGCGGACGACTTGACGAGCCCCCGCAGATGGATGCGGATAGCTTTGACCTTATTGTCATTGGCAGAAGCATTAATTTCATTCTGCGCGATTCTAAATGTGAGACTGACGGGACCGTCCCTGAGCAAATTCAATGCTTCAGTCGTGATGGCATTCCAATTGATCGTTGTCTCCATGGACTGGAAATGTCCGGGAATCGGAGTTTCAACTTCGCCTGCAATGCCGGAGCCGGACAATGTGTCCGTCATTTTTTGAATTTCCGGGAGGTCGACCGTACCAACGCCCAGGAAGATGTTTCCCTCATCGGCAGTAACGTTGAAATTGATGGTGCGGTCCGGAATGTAATTAGCACCGTTTGTTGCCATTATTTGACTCCTTTAATTAGCTAAACAACGCAGAAAGTGCGGTCGGGTCGTATTCCACAATGAATTCGATGTCGCGGTTCGGTGACGGGGGTGTGACCTTGACATGGAATCTGGAAATACCATCGGACAGATCCGTGATCGGGTTTTCGTCCTCACGGAATTCAATTGTTCCGGCAATCAGGTACTCTCTCGCAACCAAACCATTCAGCCAAACCTGCAGGGTATTGGTAATTGTCTGAACCTGGCGACGATTGAGAGGTTTATCCAAACGCTGCCAGCATGTCTGAACGATAGTGTTGGAAATCCAGCACATCATTCTGCGAATCGGAATGAACGCGTCTTTCGGATCGGTGTTGGCCGGGTAGCAGGCAGTTCTATTGCCAAAAGCTCGAAGACCGCCGATAAAATTGAGCCCGGTCACGATGCCTTGGCTGTTCAAATATTCTGCGTTCGGCAGTGTTAACGGAACCTCGGTTCCTCCGGCCAGAACCATGCCGGTTGTGCTGAGAACTTTATTGGACGGGGATTCGTAAGGAACTCCGCCGTTGTCGCCGTCCACCTTGGCCATCAATGCAGCCAGCTGGGTAGAGATGTGATAGACAATTCCGTCCTGCTGCAGCATCGGCCAGCAGAGCACCTGTGCCGGATCGACAATATTGTTTGAGTTCTTCCAGCTCGGAGCGGCAGAGTAGTTCTTTACCGTGCCTGTCGGGATGTCGCAAAGGCAAATTGCTCGGAATACTTCGTTAATGCTGACCGCCTTGGCAGACATAATTGTGGCGACTGTCGAATTGTCAGAAAATCCCGGAGCCAAGATAAAGCCCGGGACCACGCCGAATAACGGGAAAACATCCTCAACAAGCTCCATGCCTTTCTTGACTTCGAGACCGTCACTGCCGGTAGAAACACCGCCGATGATGTCGCTGGTTGTGACCTTGGATGGGTCACATTTTTCTGCAGCAAACGTTAATTCTGTTCCTGTCGGACAAACGAAGTTGCCATCTTGGTCTTTTAGAGACGTGATCACCAGTTCGCCGTCATCGTTGAATGCCGTTAGAAAATCTGTTCCTGCGGTCAAAGATCCGGACGTTGATCTCAGGGTGATCGAGCTCAGGATAATTCCTGTTTCCGGAACAGTGGCGCTGGCGTTTTTTGTATCCAGCGTGACCTTGGTAGTCGTCGCAGTAGATTTGTGTGTTGCGGGATCGAGAACGTTAACAATCAGGGCCGGCCCGACACCAAACAGCTGGAACTGAGAGTAAATGAATTCAGAAATGGAATATTCGTACTTTTTCAGTCCGGAGGATGCATCCGATTTTGCAGGAACAAATCCGAACTCCTTGACCGCTTCAGCATAATTTTGAACATACTTCACCTTATTGCAGGTTCCATCAGCCATATTTACCGGCGCGGTTCCGACGATAAACGGAATTGCGCTAGGGACAGAAACGACCGGTACGAGACCGGTCTGAATTTCTGAGCTATGCACACGATGCATATAAGCCATTTATTTGCTCCTTACTTGATTAAAAAACAGGTTCAACGGATGTCCTTTTTTGGCCAAATCCACTCGCGCCTGGGCCAAATCGTCCACATAAACAATGAGGCCCGCGACTGCAGGCCTCTTTTCAATGATTTCTTTTACCAACGGAGGAAGGGTTCCGCCTTGAAAGACTGTGAATCGATTTAGTCCGAGAAGACGGGGTCCTATGTAAATTCGAGTTTTATCCATAAAGCGCTCTTTGAAGGGAATTACCGTAGGATGAAAACGCAGATCCGCTTGTGATGTTCGGCAGACCAGCCGGGACGCACATCGGGAAATCAGAACCCCAGAGCGTTTTCAATTCAAGCTGCCAATAAGGCCACGGCTGATCTTTAATAATCTGCCAATCCAGCTCCGGGACCAGATGGAATTTTTGTTTTAGAGGCAGCTGAGCAAATCCGATGATCGAATTCACAACAGCATCCAGAACGTTGACCGCGTCTCGGTAACCAACTGAATCCTTCCCATAGGTGCCAACCACAATCGACACCTCAGTTTGAGAACGACTTGCCGTAATCTGGGATGAGTTTGCCCGGACTAAAACAAAAGGATAGGGATCATCAGAATCCTCCTCCTTTGTCGGCAGGTATCCGTCGATAATTTTCAAATTCCTGGCCGGGCCATCCGTTTCCAGATCGGCGCCTCGGGTTTGCAATTTGATATTTTTTAGAGACGTTTCTAAATGCTCTCGGAGAGCATCACAAAGATCTAATGTCATTTTGATTTTGTTCCTTTTGACAGAAGTCGCTTGACTTCGTGATCCAGGCGACGTTCAAACGTTTCAGCAACGGCCGATTCCAAGGTTTTAACGACCTCGTCATTAGCAGCCATACCCGCGACGGAAGGACCGAAGACCGGCTCCAACGGGTAAGAAGAGGACGTTTTTCTCTGCAGTAACAGCCCCTTTCTTACGAATCCCCGGTCAACGCTCTTAAGGCCGGTTTTCCTGATACCTAATCTGACCTCGCGGCGTTTTGCGCCTGTAGTATCCGTCCGGGGCCTCATTGCGAATTCACTGGCAAACAGGTTCGGCCCCCGGACTCTAATTTCTGCAGAAGTTGAGCCCGAGCCTTTGACTCTTTTCGCCGAGATTGCACGTCGGGCAGTCTTTGCCTTGATGCTGTATTCGCTCCGAATTTCCCTGCTGAGTACTGTTTTGCTATGAGACAGCGTTCTGCCCATTGCGGCAAAGCAGGCACGTTGCAAAGCTCCGGGCAACCCATTCAAACGGCGTTTAGCGTTTTCGAACGAATTTCGGCTCATTCATTGTTTTCCTCGCACGTGATAACGAGCATCCCGACCTCATCAGAGATAGCGGCAACACGGTGAAAAGAGCCGTCGACAGACAAGTTTTGGTTAACCTCGGGTGTCGGAATATCGCCCTTCTTGACGAAAATTCTCAGCTTGTTAGTGCTGAGGCCGTAATACGGCTCTGACATCAGGCCGGGATTCGGAATTCCAACGTTTGTATCGATCACGCAGCGGACGTTTCTCGATCCGATTCGGTGTTCCTTGCCGAAATCTCTCAGAAATGTGCTGTCAATGTCGGCTTGAAACATTGCGTCGTAATCATTCATCCTTTTCCGGCTCCGGCTGCAAAGGAAGTCCTGCTGCTACCTCGGTCTCTGGAGTCTCCGCTGCCTGAGCAGGTTGCGGGGCTGCCTCGGAATTGTTCTTCTGTTTTACATACTTTTGCAACGGAGCAGGCAGCGGCTCATCCTTCGGCCACTCGACAATTTCTCCCGGACAAAAAACTTTGCCTTCGTGGTGTAAATAAAATTGCGGCCGGACAATGCATTTCATAGTGTTTCTCCAAAGAAAAAAGGGGCCGGAGCCCCTCTAGAATTAGCTCAACAAAGCGTCGGAGAAGAGGCAGAAGCTCTTCGGATGACGAACTGCAATGTCGATCGTCTGCAGGGCGCGGATTTCAACGCCGCCAGACTTCCACGCGTCGCCGTAACGATTAACGTCGATTTCAAGGAAACCCCATTCGCCAATGAGAAGATCAGCCCAATTGCCGAAATAAATTTCATGGCAATTATTTGAAGTACCCTTTTCAAGACCACTTCGAACCTGGTTGGAGCGACCAACCGCATAACCATTGACTTCGCCCGGGAAACCATTGCGAACTGCTTCAGTGATCGGCTTCCAGATGTAATCTCCGGAGGTATTCTTGATCTTTTTCAGGAAGCCGATTGTGGCGGCATTACACAAGTAATACATATTTGTGACGTCAGCGTTAGCTGTCGCAACCTGAGTTTCCATATCGATCAATTTATCGAATGTAAGGCTGCCGCCATTGGTGCCCCCTTCAACGGTGCAAATTCCGCTCATGTTGGCGATACCCGTGGGCTGGTTATTTGTGCCGGTACCGCAAAGAGCAGCAAGGTCAATGCCAAGTGCCAAGGATACGGCCAGCTCGTTACGGACAAAGGCCTCAACGTTCATGCTGGATTGGAGCAAGAGGTTTCTGGAAACGGAGGACAGTGCACCGATCGTTTTCGGCTTCAAAGAAACCTTGTCAAACGTAGCATTACTTTCTGTTGGGGCTGTGTTTTCAGCCAGCCAATATGTAGTCGAAGCTCCGGTTTGTCTAGGAATTTCGACGTTTCCGACCAGACCGGAAATAACGGTCGCGCCCATACGGGTAACCATTGCCTTGGCTCGGAGAAGATCAATGAAAGATCCGCTTCGAAGGTCTGTAGCAACAAGGTTGCCGCCCTGAGTGGGCTGACCGACAAAATATCCTGTCGTGTCACGCTGCATTGTGACATCGCTAGGCATGAAAAATCCGGTTGTTTCGCGACCGCTACGTTTTGCAAGCGTTTGAGAAACTTCACGTTCAAATCCTGCCTTACTCCAATCGCCAGTCAAAGCTGCATTCAATGCACGAACCAGGTTGAAATTGCTTCTTTCTGCTGCTGTCAGACCGATATCCTCGGAGATTCCTCTGGAAGCGACTCCAACCGGGGAGACGGAACGTTTGCCGAGTAGGTCTAAAACGTGAGAACGAATGTTTTCGATTGATTCATTAGAGCGGATCATGTTTTCGCGCTCGGAGTCCTCGATATTGAACTGACGGCAGAGAGAATAAATATTCTCGATGCGCTGGCGTTCATCCTGGCGAACCTTCTCGCGTTCGACTTCGACGCGACGTGCCTCGGCGATCGCTGCTTCACGAACGTTTTCTCTTTCCTGCTGCTCGGAGTCATTGACTTTGTTTTCAGAATTTTCTTGACCTCTGATTGCCATTTTGTTTTCCTTTAAGTTAGTTTCAAAATCTCTGTAAACGCCGACGTTCGAATCGGCGGGAATGGTTACAAGCGATACCTCATAGATCTCCCAGGACGTCGCGATTAGCTGATCGTCATCGGGGTCTTCTCCACGGACCATGTCGTAGTCAAGGATTTCGTATTGAAACGAGCAGTTGACCAGAACTCGTTCATCAACCATCGCTTTGGCCTTTTGGCCTTCCTCGGACGACGAAAAACGGACCGTTGCGTAGGTCCTGTGTTTGTCCTGATCGAGTTTTTCCACAACGCCTAAGAGCTTGTCTCGGTTATGGTTAAAAAGAAGGGGAAGCGTTTTTTGTCGCTCCCCCATAACCATGGCGCCTGGTTTGTGGCTCAGAATCTCTTGCCCGTACCACCGTTGAATCGGCGTATCGGATGCAACCGGGAATCTGATCACACTCGAATCCTGATCGTCCGAACGTTCAAATACTGCAGAACGCACCTGACCGCGAAGCTGGTCCGCAGTCAATTCAGTCCTCTTTTTCGTCACTTTTATCCTCCGTACTCTCCTTTGCTTGTTTTAAAACCGTTGCCTTTGTTTCAACCCCATATAATTCGGCGGTTGCCTTGTCCTTGGCCCTCTGTTTGCAAATGTCTTCATAATCTTGGCCGTTACCCATTGCGGCAACGACGTCGCTATCAGACATAAAGCCGGCGTTCCGAGCATTGATATAGGCGGTAACTTCTTTTGCCGGATCAACCCACGACCAACCGCGAGGTTTGAATCTGACTGTTTGATAACGTTCCTTGTTTTCGAAATATCCGGGAAGATTCAGACGTCCGGACAAAACAGCGTGATCCAGCCAGTCGCAGAAAATTGGCTTTAGGAATTTTTCAATCAGCCAGGTCTGCAGCACTCGCCATTGATCACGGTCATCGAGCAAGGCCAGACGGGAGCTCGAATAGTTACTCTGCGAATAATCGCGGGAGAGCGTTTCGTATGAAACCCCGACGCCCGCGGCAACCTCTCTCAGCATGTAACGCATAAACGCATCGATGTTTGAGTTGGGCCGGGACGGCGTAAAGCCTTCAAATTTTTCTCCCGGGAGCAGGCGCTGGAACATTCCGGGCTCGCTCCGGAGATATTTCGGGATCGGTTTTCCGTCGTTTTCCAGATCTCCATCATCGACAATCTCGCGCTGCACAAATCCCACAATATTTGCGGCCGCTCGCGCTGCCACGATTTCGGAATTGACATAGCCGCCCATATCCTTAAGTTTTTTCAAGACAGAATGCAGCCAGGGTGTGCCTCGGGTTTGAGGCCAGCGCTCAACCAAATACAAATGGACAATATCAACGGCTTCAATACAGATCAGTTGGTTCTGCGTATACGCCGAAACGTTAATGTCGCCCGGATGATTCGGCCAAAACCAATACGCCTGCGGACGCATCCATTGGTTAACCTCAACGCCAAGCCGCACCGTATTGCCACGCACGCTCGGCGCCAGGGTACATTCGTTATCGACCAGAAGGTCAGACTCAATGACCTCGAGGCTGAACGGTATGCCGGAGCGGCCAAAGCCTTCGTGAATTTTCCGGATAAGAATTTCGCCGTCTTGGAAGACCGAGCCGATGATTAACCTCATCATCTCAGTCATATTCATCCGGCCGGCGGCGTGACAGTTGTCTGCCTCGCACCATTCATACCAAGAGGCCTCAATCAGATCATTAGTTATTTGATCAGGTTTCCCGTCCTTCCCTTGGACTTGACACTGGATTCCAATGCCTTGGCCAACGACGTTGTTCTGGATCATTCGCCGCAGGTTTAAAGCGTGCGGATTGTCCCGAATCATCTGACGGCTGCGGGCTCGAAGCGTCCTAAGATCGCCCCGCAACTCAGTGTCCTGAGTCGTGTCCCCGGCATTGAGCCAGTCAGCCGTTAGGCGCCCGGTTTTTGCTGACTCAAATGACCGAAGCTCCTTTTTCTTGATTTTTTTCTTTGATTTACTCATCTGAATTCAACCAATAAAGTGTGCGGGTCAACGCCCCGGGCTCGGCATTCCTCAAGAAAAACCTGTTTTTTCCAATATTCAATGAGGTCAAACAACTCCTGAGGGGAGTTGAATGTCATTGAACGGGAGCCGATGGTGTAACTTTTGACGTGGCCGTTGGTGCCTGTATAGGTTTCCAATGCGCGCTGAGCTGCTTCCAGGCACTGACGAGCCTTCGACTTGAATGAAGCCGGGCGGCTGTTTTCCAGCGAAACGATTGAAACATCTTCAACCAAGAAAGTTTTCCGGAGATTTTTTCCGGACACTTGGAGCAATACATCTCCAGATTGCCCGGAGAGTTTTTCGGACACCTCCGGGGGCATGATGATCACGACAAAATCACCAGACTTTTCAACCAGCAGGGCCGGATGATCCTTACCTTCGGCCGGATTGAAAAACGCGGACCATGCCGCGTCTTTCGGAATCTCTTTCGGGTTCAAATATCGAACCGGAAGCAATCGCCAGGTGTGCGAATCGCCTGCAATCACGCTTACCATTCACTGTCTCCAAAATAAGGTGGCGGCTCGTCATAGCCGTCAAACATTTGTTGCTTACGCTTAGGTCTGGGTTTTTCTTCCGGGATCGGCTGCGGTTCCGGCTGCTGTTCAACCGGCTGTGTCGGCTCGGTTTCCAGCTCAAGCGAGAGAGATTCCTGAGCCTGCTGCTGGAATTCGAGGAGCCAGCGGGCCGGGGTCCACATGTGCAATTTCAAACTGCGCGCTGCATGCAACGCATAAACTTCGCAGTCCAGCGCCTCGTTTCGAACCGAACTCTTTTTCTGCCAGACTCTTTTCCGGGAATTTCGGGCCGGGGCCTTGACTTCGCTCACCAGCTGTTCAAAGTAGTCCGGACGGACCTCTTTGTACCAATGCATGCGCCCCGGGCCTTTGCCCTGGAGCTTTATGCGGCCGGCATTAGCGTCAACACCCAGAATTAAATCTTTCGCTCGGGACGTTCCGACAATGAACGGACGCAGGCCGAACTTCGAAGCCTTCTGTTTGTAATTCAAATCAACGGAAGCCCTCGGAGTCGAGAAAATTTCCTTTGAATCATCGTTGACCGAGGATCCTTTGATCGCCATTAGGCCGCGACGTTTTCTTTTCCGGACAAACGTGTAAACCGCGTCCGAGGTTTGGCCGTCGGAGGAGTCAATGGAAGCTGCTCGAACTTTTAGCTTGCTGCCGTTCGGGGTCGGGAACTCTGAAAGGAGCAGAGCATCCAAATCTTTCCAGGCACCAGCCTCAGGCACCATTGTCTGACCGTAAATTTCGCCCCACCAAACCAGCCAAGATTCCTCGCCGACGCCCCAGGCGCGAATAATGACGGCCAGTCGGTCGTGCTGGACGTCGATGCCTGCCGTCAAAACCACACCGTTGACCGGTATTGTTTTCTCCAGATAATCCTCGGCCCGCGCTGCCAGGTCGGCAGTGTCCGGAAGGTCGCTCGCGAACTCGTAGGGCAGGCCGAGCTGGTTATTGACGAAGCTCTTCATAAAGCTATCGTCACCGGCATCGAGCTTCGCTTTAGCGCTCAAATACTTTTTGGCGATTTCGGCCAGGCTCGATCCGGGAAACGGGCTGTACAGCTCGTTAATGTAGAAGCCGGCTATCCCGGTGAAGGCGGCTGTCGCTCGCCATTCCCCGTTTTTGACCGCGCGGTTTTTCAGCTCATTCGACCACTGGGCGCCGCAGTGCGGGCAGTTATAGACCGCAGTTTCGGGCAGAGCGTCGCCGAAGATTTCATGGTTCCGGCCTTCCTCATGCTGCCAGGAGACGTTCTCCCACGACAGCGTCTGCCACTCGCCGCAGTGCGGACATTTAACAAAAAAATTTCTTTTATCGCTTTCGCGATAGGCGGCCTCGACCTTCGAAATCCCGGAAACTGTTGGCGTTCCGCCGAAGATAATTTTTCTTCGGGGAAACGATTTAGTTCGCTCTTCGAGTAACTTAATCGTATCGCCTTGCTGCTTGACGTCCGAATTACAGTCGTCCGGTTCTTCGACGCAAACGACTGGGGCCGGCGTTGACTTCACTTCGGACGGAGAATTGGAGCTCACGAATTTCAAGAATCCGCCCGGGAAACCCTTGAAGCCCCATTTATTGTCCCGGTCACGTTTTGACATGACGGGGATCAAAGCTGCCAAGGCCGGAGTAACTTCGACCATCGGCGTGAACTTTTCTTCGTTAAATTTTTTGGCTGAGCCTTCCTTGTCGAACATGATGATGATCGGGCAGGGCTCCAGGTGTATACGGTGCCCTATGTAGTTCAACAATACGCCATCCGTCCACGCAACTTGAGCGGATTTTTGTGCGACCACTTTGAAAATCTTCGGGTCATCCAAAGCCTCGTGGATTCCGCGAACCCACGGAGTGGTCTCCGCTACATATTTGCCCGGCAGGGCCGTTGATTTCGGACTGAGAAAACGGTAGGTTTCCGCCCAGGCCGTTGTTGAAATTCGGATCGGGGGCCGTACCTCCTCACCGAGAATTTTCAACAGATTTGCTATAGCTAGAGAGGAATTCATAGCAGTCCTTCAGAACGTCTTCGCACTTTTGTGTGTAGGCAAGCTCATCGACTTCCTTTCCGGTGGCAACGTAAACGTCGCTCCGGATAAATGCCGGGAGACCCATGAGGCGTTCTTTGAATCCAGAAAAGACAGTTTTTAAAACGGGCACGAGCTCGGCCACGTCGACCAGCTCACGCTTTTCTTTTTTGAGAGCGATCAAGGCCCGTTCGGTTTCGATTTTTTCGCGGGCGAGTTTGACCTTCATGTAGTCATCGTCTTGGCCAGCTGCAGATTTCCGGAGCCGGTCTAAATACGCGAGACGAATTTCGTCGATCGACATGTTTCGCCAGTCGATTCCCATTTTCGCTAACTGCTTGGAAACTGCCTGCTGACTCAAGCCCAGATGCTCTGCAATCTGCTGTTGAGTCGGCATAAAAACTCCTAATAGTTACGTTACAACCCCCTAAAAATTTTCACCAATAGAGGGAAAGCGGGCGTTTCGCCCGCGCGGCTTAAAGGTTCCAGGAAGTACCTATTGGGGCTGAGGCTGCTCAATGTCATCAAAGAGCACGCCGTCCTCGCGCACGGCCTGCAAGCCAGTCGAGTCCTGCCAGCGACGGATGATCACGTCGCAGTAGGCAGGATCTAACTCCATAACTCTCGCCTGCCTTTTCAATCCTTCGCAGGCAATGATCGTTGTCCCGGAGCCTCCGAACGAATCCAGAACGATGTCGCCTTCCTTTGAACTGTTTTGAATCAGGTATGCAAACAAAGGGACAGGCTTCATTGTCGGGTGCGCTGCATTACGGGTAGGCTTATCGAACTGCAGAATGGTTGTTTGAGAGCGGTCCGAATACCAGGCGTGCGCTGCGCCGTCCTTCCAGCCATACAAACACGGCTCATGCTTCCACTGATAATCCTGGCGACCTAAAACCATTGTGTTCTTAGACCAAATAAGACATTCCCGGATAGCCCAGCCAACGTCCTTGCAAGAAGAACGGAAATTGAGGCCCTCGGAATCGGCGTGCCAAATGTAGAAAACGCCTCCCGGCATTAAAACTAAATCAGCCGCTCTAAACGCTCTAACCAAAAATTCCTTAAAGGCTGCATCATCCTGTTTGTCGTTTTTGATGGTGAGGGCGTCTTTGGTCTTACCCTTGTAAGCCACGTTACAGGGAGGATCAGTCAGGTATAGGTTTGCTCTACCCCCCCCCATTAATCTGGCCACATCGGCCTCATCGGTTGAATCACCGCACATGAGCCGATGCGTGCCCAAAATCCACAAATCTTTCGGACGCGTCTTCGGGGCCGGCGGCGTAGGAATAATTTCAGCGTCCTGAATCTCCGGAACATTCTGCTGCGTATCAGCCTCATCTTCCGGCTCTTCAATTTCCTCCGATTCCTCGGCAGCCGTTTCCAGATTTACTGAAAGCAACGACTGAAGATCTTCGGAATCGAAGCCCGTAACTTCCGCCGAGTAGTCATGCTGCGTTAACCAGTCGAGTTCTTCCCGGAGCAGGTCTTCGTCCCAACCAGCCTCCAGAGCCAATTTGTTGTCGGCAATAATGTAGGCGCGTTTTTGGGCCTCGGTTAGGCCCGTCAGGACGAGGACGGGCACTTCCTTCATTCCGAGGCGTTTTGCGGCCTCAAGGCGACCGTGCCCCGCGATGATGCCCTGATCCTCATCAATCAGGATCGGGTTTGTCCAACCGAACTCTTTAATCGAAGCAACAACTTTTTCAATTTGCTCTTCGCTGTGGGTTCGGGAGTTTTTCTCATACGGAATCAGATCTTCAACCTTCCGGTAAACGATCTGGAGCTTTTGTTCGTGAGAGTCCATGTTTTACCCATGAAAAAAGCGCCCCGGAGGACGCTTTGATTTATTAAATATGGCCCGGTTGTTACGGCACAGCCGGGAAAGCCGTTGCTCATTTATGATCATCCTTGTTTTAGCGAACAAAAGGAAATCAAAATGAACGTAGATAGAGAGCAACAGAGAGAAATTCTTAACCTCTTATTTGAACACTATCCCTGGAGAAGCGAAGCTGTCTCAAGAAGAATCTCAGAAATGATCCAAGAAGACGAAAACCGCGCCATAGGAAATATTCTTTACTTGCAAATGCAGGGTTTGATCCACCCTTGTGTGGAGATTACATCGGGTTCAGTTGAAAACCAGGATGCTCTTGCTAAAGCACTGGGCCAATCCATCGAGGGAACGAAGAAATCGGCTGCCTGCTACCTCCTCCGCGATAAACGTTTAACCCTTACTGCAAAGGGAATAGATTTTCTATTAGGGGATGAGGGATTGAGCTCTGTTTTAAATTGCCAAACAGTAAAACTTGAAATCAACTCTGCAAAACTTATCATCGATTATTTCGTTGAACAATCAAACCTTCCGGAAGAAGAGCGAAATTCTCTCCGAAATAAACTCAAGTCAGTTCCATCAACGGTATTGCAAGAGTCGTTAACGAAATTGTTGGTAGAAAAGATTCCATATCAGGAGGCCCTAGCTTTTTTAATGAATATCCTCTAACAGTTTTTCCTTGAAAAGTTCTTTCTTTTAAGGTCGGGCAAAATTCCGCCGTTCCTATTCTTTCCTTGTTCTCATTCATGAATCTGACGCAAAACCCAAGATCGATAGGAAGGCCATTGCCCTCAAGCCATAAAGTGGCAGTTGTGAAAGAAAAGTAGACCGACTGAAGATCAACGACCGTCGCTCCGACTTGTTTAGTGCTTTTACTAGGCGAAAATTTATAAGTTCCTTCCATCTTTTTTCCTCAATCGTCGATCAATGGCCATAAAAAGAGCAATGCAAACATCCACAATCCAAACCAATCTCCAATATCCATCTTTAGATCCAGAAGTGAGGACTTGAGGGAGGCAACCCTATTTTTCTTCTACATTCATTGTCGTTATCTTCTAGGTGTTTTACTAAGATCTTTAAAGCTTCAAACTCATCCTTGAGATCTTGGAGCTTCCAAAAGATAGAGACCAATGCAACGAGACCGATTAGTATCAAGACAAAGAAAACAGAGTTTATTAAGAAATCGTGCGTATCTGAATCATATTTTTGTCCCTAGTTTCGATCCGTTAAAGAACTACTGAAAAATGACCTCTATTCCCGCTCAAAATCGCTTGTGTGCGTTGAGTTTTATGGAGGATAGGGGAGGATATATGGAGAAGTTTAAAACCGCTACAAAGGCGTTTTGCGCTCTTTCCGCTGAATTTTAGAAAAATATAGCACTTTTTTTGCCAAAATGATGCATAAGTATTTTCCATTAGCATGTTTTTGTCCTTTCTTCGAGCTCGTCTAATGCCTCGGCAATGAGCCTGTCGGCCTCGAATAATCGTCTTTGCAAAGAGCTTCTGTTAATCCTTAACGAATCTGCTGCTCTTTGAGTTCCCTTGACGGCCCTTCCGCCGTAGACCGCAATAATTGCGTCTCTTAATCCAGGACGAAGATTCAGAATAATTCTGTTCAGTCGCAACATCCGGAAATCAACTCCGGCTGCATTTATCAAATCTTGAGACTGTCTGGTTGTATCGACAACATCATTTTCCATATCTAGAAGACAATGCATCCGGACTCGGTTTCTGTTTCTCCAAAACATCCACCGAATAAGCAGATGTCTAATTCTTGGGATTCTGGCCAATTTGTTGTCCTCTCTAATAAAAAACACTGGATACCGTATGGATATAGTCATGCAACCATTTTGGATACGGTTGGATTTTTATAACTAATTGTTTTATTTATTATTTTTCTTATTTGGATAGGGTGGATACCATTATTTCTATTGAAGCTCGCGCGTGAAATTTTTAATTCGTGCTTTTTATCCGTTAAACACGTGTGTATTAATTCCTCACGCGCATAAGAGTTTGAATTAATGGTATCCACCGTATCCAAGATGACACAACTAGTTGAATTATTAAGAAAATATTTATTGACGACCCTATCCAAAACCATATCCAAACGGTATCCCAACGGTATCCAGCCTAGGTTTTTTGACACAAAACTCCCGTCACCCTCTGCGCGGAGTGCGCCTTCGGCAGGTGGGAGGGGGAGGAGTTGACTAAATATGACCATAGTTTCGCTGCCTCCTGTTGGCTTGATACAGACTCTCTTGAAACTTTCTGAGCTGCTGAGAGAGCTCGATCCTCTCCGGAGGATTTGCAAGCATCTCTTCTTCAGTCTTATTTGGGAAGTAAATCGTCAACCGCTTTTCTTTGGTTTGTTTGTCATTGTCGAAAGTGCTGCCGATGGAATATTCGTGGTCGTAAACAACCGCCCGTATCCTCTCACGCTTAATCATCATGGAGGATGCTGTTAGTCCGAACATTTTCTTTGTCATCAGCTGTCGTTCTCCGGCAGATGGAAGCCACAATGTATAAGCTCTGTAGAGATCATCGCTTGCAGCTGGGCCAACCAGAAACGGAGTTTCCTCGTTCAGCCATTCGAGTATGAAGCGGCGTCCGGAGTCTGTTCCCAGTTCCTTCAGGTCACGAGTAGCCTGAGTTTCTATCGGTCGTGTGCTCGGTTCGAATCCTGTCAGGTCGACGTGCATCAGGTAATGGCACAGTGCGTTAACGCCTCCGTTTTCGATTTCTTCGGCAAGCTCCTTAAAATATTGCGGCGGAAGTTCTGCGTTATACCGAATGCACATGTAACGCCTATCGAACCAATCCAGAGCCAATGGCTGCATTTCATTGGATAGGTAGACAAAGTTTGTCAGGTTATCCTCTTCAACCACGGGCATGTTTTTCTCTTCGAGCTGGTGCACAGGGCTCGTGATGAGATTTTTTAAAATGCCTTTCAGCTCCCGGCGCTCTTTACTGGTGACCACTTCGTCTGCTACCACAAACAGTTTGTGGGAGAGCCACATATTGAAACGGGAAGTCATCAGTTTCTGGTCAACGTGCCGGGAATATTCACGGCCATAAATACGGGAGACGGCATCGAAAAACATACTTTTACCGGTTCCTTCGCGCTCGCCGAAGACCACCAAGGCGGTATGCATTTTTGCGCCCGGGTGCTGGATCGGGTAGGCCAGCCATTTAAGTACCCAATCAAAGACGTGCTCGTCCTCTTCACAGATTAGAAACAGGTGTGAAATCAATTTGTCACAACTGGCATTCGGGTCCGGGTTTGTTTTCCATCCCGTGAAGGTGTTAACACAGCCGGGAGGGACGACGCCGTCAGGACGAAAAACGAGCTGATCTTTACGAATGCGTTTCAAATTGCCGTAGGCATTCGTCAAATACGCTGTCACCAGTTTGGATTCGTAGCACTGGCGCAGGACGCCGATTTTGACGAGCAATTTTTCCTTCAGGTCCCAACAGACATCTTCCGGATAAATATGGATATAGGTTTGGCCAAGCTCTTGAACAATCCGTGCTGCCTGACTGGCCGCCTTGGCTTTCTCTTTGGCGCGGATTTCTCTTTTTTCTTTTGGTGTCGGCGCCCGATCCGATGGATTCATTAGTATGGCCAACTGCTCTCTAGCCATATCAATGCCTTCTTGAGAGACTAAATCGTTGAAGTCTGTTCCGAGTTTCGTCGGGTCTTTAAATTTCGGGACAGTCATTAAACAGCGGTGTTTAATGGCAGCCATGGTGGCTTTCATCACGCCGGTGTTTAAGCCGTTTCGCTGGATCGCCTTTTTCTGGCCAGGAGCTTTTTCCGAATAGTAAACACACGTTTCTCCATCCATCTCGCCCCAATAGGCTTTAACCGTCACTTGACCGGCGGGAGTTTCAATCAACTGTGCCGGGGAGCTGCGGGAGGCGCCGATTTCAAGATCAACACCATACTTTGCCTTGAAATCGTTTTTTAATTTCGTGTGGTAGTGGCAGTCATTGTCCGCTGCGATGACGATTCGACGCTTTTCAATCGGTTTGATCGCAGTGATTACGGCGTCAATGTTTCCGGCATCGAATGCAACGTAAACGGGTTTTTGGGTTGCCTGGTAAATGCTGCAACCGGTCGCCCAGCCTTCACAAACGTAAACAATGTCCGAGTCCGGAGTTCCGGGAGGAGCCAGTAAGGAGAATGATCCTTTCTTTGGAGTTCCGGTCAGGAATACTTTCTTGATTTCCTTCCCGCCGTCATCAGTCTCCGCTTCAGTAATGATCTGCAGACTGACCAATGAGCGCTCTTCCGGGTGTTCCGGATTGATTTGATACATCGGAATTAAGAGCTGATTCCTCAGCTGGCGAGCGCCGATGGGTCGGATTCCTTTTTTGACAATGTAGGGGAGGGAGGCCGAGACGCTGTCTGCTGCCGCTCTCCACAATTTGAGAGCTTTGTCCTTACAAGCAGTGCGCTGATCGGCCAGCATAGCCTCGATTTTCTTGCGGTTTTCTTCCCGTTTTTCCTCGACTTCCTTTTTTTCATCAGGCGTGAAGGAATTATTCCGGGACATCTCCACGAGATATTGTTCGTCTGCTATGCCGTACTTGCCGGCGTAATAAGTTTTTCCTGACTTCGTTTGGTGTTCAAACAAGACATACCAGACCTCTTTTGAACGCTTCCAACGGGAGTCGGCAGGCTTAAAGCGATCGAACTTGCAGCCGTTACTAACAACCAGATCATAGCCGGGAGGGACGAATATCCCGTGCTCGGCCATTTGCTCTTCTATTTCTCTTAAAGTACGTGCCATATTGTTGACCCTTTGAGACCCTGTAAAGAAATGAGGCGCACCCGGGGCCCGGGTCTCAAGGCAAGTGTTGCAACACTCGGTGCACCTCGGAAAACTATGGAATCCGTTTCGGATTAACTTGCATGAATGCTCCTATTACCGGAGGAAATAAAAAACGCAGAACCCGGCCATCGCCACCAGAACAACGAAAGCCCAATCGATCTTGCGAAAGTCGAATTTCCGAAGACGTTCTGCATCCATCCGCCGGAGCTCTTTTTCAAATCTGTCAGTCGCCCTGAGTCTTTCATCTTCTGTCATCTGTCTTTTCCTCTTCTGGCGACCAAATCGGTCACGTTTCATTTCCTTTTCCTCTTGGGTGCCGTAGTCAACGGCGTTGTTCCGGCATGTTTCGGCAAATGCTCCGGAAATCGCTTATTTGGCGGTTTCCTGCCGAAGGGTTGCCGTATCGATGCCGTATTTTTCGTATTCATTAATTCGGAAAATGGCTTTATCTCTTTTACGGAGGTCACGAATGACTACCTTTTTCGCCCAGGCATCCATAACGTCTCGAATGATCGAGTTCTGCGATTTGTCCGGATCGGCGTCAATCGTTCTTCGAATGACAGCAATGGTCACGTCAGTGAGCATCGCTCGCACCTCGTTCGTTCCCTTGTCCCTCATTCGTAATCAACTCCTTAGCTTGTTCGGGAGTAATCAAGTTCAGCCGTATAGCTGCCCCGATCACCTGATCCGAACGGCGAACGTCCAGATCATCAGGCCAGTTATGGATAGCTCCTCGCGTGACCTTTAAAGCACGCCCCAGAGCTGCTCCAGACTTAAAAAGTGAAATAGCGATTTTTTTTTTCATAACTCGAATTGTATATGTACATAGACATCCTTTGTCAAGTTATTTGTTTATCCCTACATACAACTTAATAAATAAACTACTTAATATGAAAACGGTTGCAGAACGACTTGCTTATGCTCTTGCAATACGCGGAATGACCCAATCTGAACTGGCTCGGCGGGCCGGAGTTACCAGAGGGACGATTTCCAACGTAATGAAAGGTGTAGCGAAAAACTTCACTGCTGAAGTGTCGTTAAAAGTAGCGAGAGCATTAGACGTGGACGTTTACTGGCTCGTTTTAGGAGAGGGAACCGCAACGAATGACACCATTCAACGGGGAATTCCTGAAGAGGCGGGGGACGTCATCAGAAAATTGTCCGAAGAAGGCCAGCAGATGGCTCTTAACATTCTTCGGCAACTAAAGTAAGTTGAATAAATTGTATACGTACATAGACAAATAACAAAAAGTCTATTACCATAGACGCATCTCAATGAGGTGCGTTATGTTATTTTCAAACAAGCCAATTCAATTCGTCTTTTTCTCTGACGAAGCAGCAAACGCTTTTAGCGATTCATCCAGACGACTTCTAACTTGGGCCGGCGAAGGTTATTCCGATAGCTGCCGCGTCTTTGCCCGGGAATGCATTTCACGCATTGAAGCTCCCTTACACAAAATTCCGCTTGAAGATGCTGAAGAGCTTCTTGCTCTTCTGGGGCACTGTTGCCTAACCACTGAGGTTGCTGAGCCAGCGAGAACACTTTGGAGCAATTGCGTCCGCATTCTCTCCGATCAAATTTACAAATCGGTCCATCAAAATGAAGCGGCTTAAAAAGCAAACGGTATTCGCTCTGAAGGAATTTATCCGGGTCTATTCCCCGGAATCGACTCCGTCCGAAAAGTCCGCGATGCTGAATGAAGCCGTTAAGAATTTTGAGCTGTTCGCAAACGGAAGCGCCGGGCATGACTGCTGCATCACGGCGGGCATCGTCCCCAGTGCGTCCGGCAGGGAATTTGAATTCCACTATGCGTATCAAATGCCTATGAGGCGCCCTGAATGGATTTTCATCAATCCCCAAACAGACTTCGAGGAAGTCCATGCCTAAGTCCAAAAATACCCGGAAGAAGGCTTACCGCCCCAGACAAGTCAAGATCGGGCCTTATTGGCCGGCAGATCAGCAGGCCGACGTCGAAGACAAACTGACAAAAGTTGCTTTGTACGTTGAATCCACGTTGCCGACCGGAGCATCCACCGAGCAGCAGATCGACTGGATCGAAGACGTCTTTATTTGGTTCCTCGGAATGCTCTACAAGCGCCATAAACATCTTGACCGTCAAGAAGTCAGTGAGGCGGGAAAGCTGGCAATGGACGGCAAACATGCGCTCGAAGCAATCATTGACCGGAAATGGGCCGGACAAACCCATGGATATGTGGCCACCGGTGAGGAACTCAAGCTGATCAGTCAGGCCTGCGCGGTGATGATTCCGACACTCAAAGAGGCGGTCCGACTGGCTCCCTACACATCATTTAATGAATTTAACTGGTCACAGAACAGGGCCGACGAAAAACTTAGAAGGAAACAGAATGAAAAATGCAGAAACAAATGACAAAAAATTCGACGAATTTTTAACAGCCTGCGTTGTTAAACAAGTAAAAGCTCAAGGCTTTGTTCCCCTCGAAGTCACCGGAGTAGACATCGGAAAACTTGAATTGGATATGCAAAACGGGACTTATGGTGAACTTCCCTTCGTTTCTCTGTTTTGCAAATCCAGGATATCCGACAACGAAAAATATTTAGCAATTCTCCCGGTAAAAGGCGCTTCAAATTTGGCAGCAATGCTCCTAAACGCAGTGGCAAAAATCAAAGAAGAGGAGGGCGAATAATGGCTTCAGTTAACAAAGTAATCCTCATTGGCAATCTCGGCCAGGCCCCGGACGTCCGTATTACGAACTCCGGCATTAAGGTCGCCGAAATTTCGATCGCAACAAGCAGCTATTACAACCGCGACAATGAACGAGTTGAAAAGACAACGTGGCATACGGTCACGCTCTGGAACAAGCTGGCCGAAATTGTTGAAAAGTACACCGGTAAAGGATCGAGCGTTTACATCGAAGGACGCTTGGAAACTGACAAATGGCAGGATCAAAACGGTCAAACCCGTTATACAACAAAAATCATCGCTGAGAGCGTCCAGCTCCTGGATAAACGTGCCCGGTAACAGACCATGAAAAACGGCGAGAAATACACAATGCTGATAAGCGAACGGGAAGCCGGCCTGGTTCTGGCTGCTCTTGAGTTCGCTTTGAAGTTAAAAGAGCTCCTTCCGTTCAGCGAGGAACAGGAAGAATGGGCGGCAGCCAAAAAACTCTGCGCCCGGATTAAACATGAATGCCGGAAATTTCCGACAGAACTAAAGGGGCTGGATCAATGAATATTGCTTTTGTCTGCAGCGAGACAGATGCCGGCAGAATCCAAAAATGCCTGTGGCATGGTTTCTTTGATTACTGTGAAGGCGGTTTTAACGGTGAGCAGCAGGTCAACGACTGGCAGAAATCAATAATGATCCTGCACAACGCACTGGTTGCCGCAAAGGAAGGGGCCGCAGAAGTCCCGGTGGAAATCTCCGTCCGGGACGCTTATTGGATCCTGGGCCTAATGAAAAAAGTTGAAACGATGTCTGAAGGATTGGCCGAGGACGGCAGTTTCAAATTTCCGGAACGAGCCGAACAGCTCAGGACAAATTTAAAGCGTTATCTGCAGCAGTTGGAAAAATGCAAAAAAGACCATACGGGAGACGAAAAATGAAGCCTGCGTTTCTTGTAAAACTCCAAAACGGCCGGGCAACGGTGACGCAAACACATATCTGTTTGCCGGAAGAGCCGCAGGTTTTAGGTCCGGACGATTTGATCGACTTCGAGTTGGATGACCGAATCCTAATTCTCAAAGTTTCCGATTTGGACATCATTCTCAGTGCCAATGATCGATGCGAACGATTTGTTTCTGAAATTGAGACAATCCTCAATACAAAAATCTCGGCCGGCGCAGTCGATCGGCTTTGGAATAGGGCACTAAAACAGGTTTGGGAGGAATGTAAATGAAGACTCAGAAAACTAAAAAATTCCTGACGAAGGACGAGGTTGCCTCCAGGTGCGGCGTATCCCTAAACACTGTGAACAATTGGATCGCCGGAGGTTACGTCAGAAACGGGCGGTTTTGTGCCATTGACTACAATAACTTTCCTAAGCCGATTAAAAAAGGGCGTCTCGTTAGGATTGACGAAGAAGAGTTCAATGCATGGTTGCTGGCGAGCAGATACTGAAAGCAGAATACCGTAGGCGCCTACGGTATTCCTAAATATCATGGAGGAGTGATAACGCAATTCCGACAACAAGACCAGTGGAAATAGAGATTGCTGAATTTTTCAAAATTTCTAATCTTTCAGACGATAGCCAACACCAGCTGTCAGGAAAAATGAGATGACAAAAATAAACGACGACAACTGCTGTAGCCACGATAGCTACCATCAAAATTGAAGCTAATTTAACCCAATGAATAAATTTCCACTCAATTTGTTTGTGCTTCTTTTTAACCTTTTCAAACAATTCCGAATCAACATCACGGAACCCCAGAAATTGATAGTCTTCTAAGTTTGTACCCTCTCCAAAGTATGGCTGTTGGAAGGGTAAATCATCGACTGGATCAATTTCAGACGGATTCGGCGATTCGATCTTCTTTTCCGGCATCTTGCTTTAATACGTTATTCTTAAAAAATTGAGCAATTTGGAAATCGTCCATCGGAGCAGGCAGGACCGTACCGTCTTTAGTGGCTACTGCCCAAGGGGAGTTGGACTGGTGAGACCACGCACTGAGCTGGCTGGCATTGTATTTCCCAAAAAAACGGATAGTTTGGTCAATCAGTTTTAATGCTTCCGGTGGGCAGTTCACTGAAAATCCGTTGTCCTTTCCAGCCTGGATTCTTCCTTTCTTGATTCCGTTGAACGTTCGCGGAAAGACTGGACCATACTGCCAAGCGGCAGGATGTTCTGCTGTAAGCCTCCAGCCAAAAGCGGCAAGAACAACTCCATAGCAGCAATAAAGGAGCTTTTGTAGCTTAGTGATGTTGACAAAAAAGTTATCCTCAGACGCCTTCAAAAGGATATAGGCCATTACGTCATTGCTATCAAATGCACCAACTACAGCATCTGCCATAACTTCCTCCCTTCTGTTGAAGATACAAAACAAAAAATAACTTTGATTCTTGATTGTATCTAGGATTGTCAAGATAAGTGAACAAAATTGTTAGATTTTGGGTGTTTCCCCTCGGGAAGCTCCTTTTACTTGTCATGCGTGCAAATTCTTGAGAAACAATACTTAGACCAATCTGCCATCAGCTCACGTCTTCGTATCCAAGACTGGTTTCTCTCGTAGGCGCCCTTATAGGCATCATCAGCTTTATGATGCAAACAGATTTCGGCAACTCTGGATTCATACCGTTTGTCATTCCCTAATCGGTCATCCTGAACCCATGTTCGGAAAGAAGCTCTTGCAATGCCATGAACCGTTGCTCGGACTTCGCATTCCAGCATTCTGCTTTGCTCTCTATCAATCCATTTTCCCGGAACACGACGAACTACAGACGAAAACATCGTGTCTGTAATGACTTGCCCACGACGTCCGGGAAAAATTAAATCTTGTCCATCTTCCCTGGGGAGCTCCTGCAGAAACTGAATGAGCTCATCTGAAAGCGGAACGATAAGACCGCCGTTCGTCTTTACTTTCAATTGAGACGGCGGTATATCCCAGATTCGTTTTTCAAAATCGATTTGAGACCATTTTGCTTCCCGGGCGGTTCTGGAGCGTGTCGCTGTCAGAATCGCAAAAAATGCACATTTGGCACCAACACTAATATCTAGATTTTTGTGCAGTGCTGTCATGAAGGCGGGAACATCCAGTGGGTCCAAGGCTCCCCGGTTTTTCGTCTGCGGCTTTACAGACGGCAGCAGAAATTGAATCGGCCCATCCGTAGCGGCCGGATTGTCGTGCTTAGAAAATCCTTTCGCAATTCCCCATGCAAATATGCGCCGGAGCATCGCCTTGAGCCGTTTAACGGTATGAGGATGATCCCAGGCTGCCGTCAAAATTTTAGCAACGTCGTCCGGAGAAACTTCATCAAATTGGAGATCTCCGATTTGCGGGTTGATATAGTTTTTCATCCGGCCGAGATAGATCCGATGGTCTTTACATAATTCTTCCCAAACCTTTGTTTCGATTTGCCAGTCGGCAAAACGATCAGCAACCTCGGCAAACGTCAATTTTTTAGGCTGTTCTTCTGCAGGCTTTTTGTTGAGAGAGTCTAAAAATTCAGAATCGGAAAAGGAACGGAGACGATCTGCCATCGTCCTGGCCTTAGCAACTGGCAACTTAAATGCTGAACCGAGAGCGACTTCTTTTCGCCGGTTAGATACCTGCCGCTTGAAAATCCAACTGCGGCTTTTACCGTCCCGCCGAACACGTAAATACAGGCCGGGACAGTTTGAATCGCTGTAGAGGCCATCCGGAGCGCTCTCAATGAATTTTTTATTGAGGTTCATGGGAAATTGACATACGTTTTGCCATACACGAGATTTATATTTTATTGCATATCGTTGTATATCGTTGCATGTCGGAATTTTTCCCACAAACGAAAAAAAAGCCCCGCAGTGCGGGGCTTTGGTGCTGATTTTGTATCTTGTTGGATGTTGTTAGTTATCGTTGTATGAATATGGTCTGGTGGAGGCGGCGAGAATCGAACTCGCGTCCAGAAGCTATCAATACCAGCCTCTACGTGCGTAGCTAATTCACTTAGTTCTTACCGGCAACCCTGCAAACTAGCGATGCCAGTTGCCGGCCAGTTGCTAAGTTTCGCTCCCGCAGTCACAACTCCTGCAGGAACTAGCTCCTATGATATGTCGCTGCCGTCCATTGCGGGACCCGGCCTAGAAGCGAACCGGTCGCAGCGTCTCACCGGAAATTAAGCGGCGAGAGCGAAACGCTCATCGTTGGCGTTTATATTTTTGTAAGCGGTTTAGCGAGGAACTCACACCTCGGCACGCGTCCAAATATCTCATGGCCCCTGTCGAAACCAGGTCGCCCCCACGAGGATTGGTAATTTTATTAAAGACCGTCCTCCCAGTCAAGATTAATCTTGCAGACCCAAGGCAACACCTGGCACAACTTGATCGCCGCGCTGAGTCTCGGATGTCGAAATAAACAGTCGATCCGCAGCGACTTTTTCTTTCTGAATCAAGTAGTTCCTTACGGCTGCAGCTCGGCGGTCGGCCAACTGCTTCAGATCGGCAGTGGCTACACGCTGGTTCTTCAT